TAAGTTTGGGACATCCGGGGCCTCTAAGGCGTTCACATAACTTTTGAGGTCTCCGTGATATATCTCTTGAACAGATTTACCTTACTGTAAATAAAGTTCCGTTTTTGACGGTGCCTGTTCTTCGTCGTCCCACAATTTCACAGGATTCTATGAAGGCTATGCTCGAGGCTCCTACACAGGTAACTACTTCAATCAGCCTGCGCGACCAAACTTTTCTGGTCACTTTATTCGATACCGCCGTCCGTATAGGCGAGCTGGTGAAAATCAGTATGGCTGACCTGTACCTGGATATTTCGGAGCCGTATATTGTCATTCACGGAAAGGGAAACAAGGAGCGTCAGGTTGGCGTCTCCGATGATACTGTTGACTTTCTCCGTAAATACATTGAAACCACACACAGCGAAGACGAAAGCAGCGATACTCCGTTATTTTATGTCCGCTACAAGGGAGAAATCCATCACATGACTGAGCGTAACGGCGAACGGATCGTAAAGAAATACGCCGAAATGCTTCGTGAAGCTGGTGTGGATCTTCCTGAAACGGTCTATCCGCATATGTTCCGTAGGACGCGCGCCACTGGCATGTACCAGGACGATGTTGATATTGAAATGGTCGCACGTCTGCTCGGTCATGCCCAGCTGGAAACCACAAAGAAATACGCATACAACTCAACCAAGCAGCTGCGTTCCGCAATGGAGCGCGGCGGGAGGCCTGCTATTAACGAGCCGGAAGAAGCATTGTACGAAGGAGCTGATAAAGAGGCGGCTTTTGCCCGCAAGTTTGGTATCCGGTGATTTCTTTATCCGAACATTTGCAAGCTCAGACTATGGTTTGGGCTTGCATTCTCCGGCATTCTCCGGCATTCTTCGGATAAAGAATTTGTTCGGATAAGATCGTTTACCCGAATATTCGGATAAACGATCGAGTTCCGCTGCTTCAACTTCGATGAAGAAAGCGAAGAGCGCAAGGGCGGCCTCCACGCCGGACAGCTCAAAAGCATGATCCAGCTTTGCATGGCGATGAGCCAGCTGGCCAAGCAGATCCGGAGCGCAAGCCCGAAGAAGCAGCAGACCGAAAACGAAGCCTACGCCTTCCGGTGCTGGATGCTCCGCCTCGGATTCATCGGGGACGAGTTCAAAACGGCCAGGGACTACTTCATGAGGAACTTCGAAGGAAACAGCGCTTGGAGACACGCAGCCTGAAGAGAGCACGGGGAAGCACCGCAACCTTAAGAAGGAGACAGCCTCCTCCTACCGAAACCGCCGCATGAGCGGTCTTTCGGTGGTAGAAGGGTATCCCCTTCGGAAAGGATGGTAACGAAATGGCAAGGAGATACGAAATGGCGAATGGAAGAGTCAGGGATCTGGCGAAGCGGTACTACATCGCCTATGGCAGTAACCTGAATGTGCAGCAGATGCAGATGCGCTGCCCGCATGCGAAGGTGGTCGGGACGGCAATCCTTGAGGGATGGGAGCTTTTGTTCAAAGGCAGCAAGACCGGTTCCTACCTCACGATCGAGAAGTGTGATGGCGGAGTGGTTCCGGTGGCCGTTTGGGAAGTTACAGAATCGGATGAAGTGGCACTCGACCGGTACGAAGGCTTCCCGGTTTTCTATGACAAGAAGGAGCTGCGCGTGAACTTAAGAGGCATCCGGTCAGGGAAGAACAGGCCGGTGACAGCCTTTGTGTACATCATGGATGAGACGAGGCCGCTTGGCAGCCCCACGGACTATTACCTCCGGGTGTGCAGGGAAGGTTATGAGCAGTTTGGCTTTGATCCGGCTATCCTGATGCAGGCTGTGGAGCGGAGCACCCGGCCATAAAATACACAGTTTCCGCGCCGGATTCTTGTGCACCTTATGGTTCGATAGTTCTTGCTATATCTTCCGTTTAGAGTGATTAATACAGTACCGAAAGGGAAAACACAAAAAACGGAGGGCAAGAACATGACGAACGCATACGCAATGAGAAACCTGCTGGAGCTCCACGAATACAACACGATGATCACCCGCGAGGTTTTCAACACACACTTCACCAAGACCCGCGAGAGCATCCGCTTCACCTTTAACGGATGGGACGGCAAGAGCTACGACGGCGAGAGCCGGATCGGAAGGGTCTACCGCACGAACCTCCCGGGATACGAAGAGGTCAGGCTCATCAAGGTCGGAAAGCACCTTTGCTACATCGACGAAGAGCGTATGATCACCGAGAAGGCCACCGGCGAGCAGCACCCGGAAGCAGAGTGGCTGGTCGAGGTCGAAAGAGCGAAGGGCTGCGGAGCAGGAACCGAGCAGAGAAAAGAGCTGATGCGAGAGAAGCACGACCTGCCGAGCCGCTTCTGGGAACCGCAGCCTGACGAAGAGGATCTTGAGCGGATGGCGCGGGAGTACACAGGCAGCGAACTGGACGACGAGCCATTACCATTCGAATGAATGAGGCAGCTGCCCGGACAGGAGGCCCGAAAAGGGGCCTTTTGCTCGTCATAAAGTGCACAGTTTCTGCCTCCGATACTTGTGCAGATTATAAAGCGGAATGTAGTTGCTATTATCTCCGTTTAGAGTGATATATACAGTACCGAAAGGAAAACAGCAAAGAAAACGGAGGAAAAAAACCATGACGATCAACGAAGCAACAAGAACCTACAGACTGCCGAACCCGACCACCCCGGAAGACCTCGAATGCCGCTGGAGCAAGGTTTTAAACTTTGGAGACAAGGTTCTCCTCGCCGGATACTACTACAACGGCAAGAACAAGCCCTGCTACTTCGGAGCGGTTTACGAGCACCTCGACGACGACCTTTCCTGCGAAGGAACCATTGGACTGAGAGCCGCCAGCGAGGTAGCCTTCGAAGATGACGGCCACGCGATGGCATGGGCGATGCAGCAGGCTTAAGAAACACACAAAACCGAAGAACACCGAAAGGAAGCCCGACGGGGCTTTCTCTCGTACAGATAGACGACAGGGCCGAAAGGCTCTTTTTTGTTGCACATAAAGGGGGTGCGTATGAATGGGAAAACGGTATCTGATCGACCGGCATACGCTTCCTTACGATGCGATGGTCGCAGATGAGAGCTGGCTTATGCCGATAGACGATGAGGAGGGAGGGGGTTCCCATGGCGACAAGGGGCCGGAAACCGACGCCGACAGCGATCAAGGAGCTGGAAGGCAATCCGGGAAAACGAAAACTGAATGAGAATGAGCCTAAGCCGAAGAAGAAAGCCCCGTCCTGTCCGAAATGGCTGGAGCCAGAAGCAAAGAAGGAATGGCGACGGCTCAGTAAGCAGATGGAGCAGATCGGGATACTCACCGAAGTCGATATGGCGTCCTTTGCCGGATACTGTCAGGCATACGCCAGATGGAAGGAAGCAGAGGAATTCATCACCCAGCACGGGACGATTGTGAAAACACCGTCCGGGTACTGGCAGCAGGTTCCTCAGGTATCGATCGCACAGACCTATCTGAAGATCATGAATCGTTTCTGTGAGCAGTTCGGCCTGACACCGGCGTCCCGGAGCAGGATTGTGGCCGATACCGGCAGTCGTGATCCGGCGGATGAGATGGAGGATATCTTAAATGGTTGAGAGTAGACCTTCCGGGTATCCGCGCCTGACCGATTACTCACCGACGAAATTCATGCTGCCGACGTCACATTATGATGCGGAGAAGGCCGACCGGGCTGTCCGCTTTATCGAGAACCTGAAACACACAAAGGGCCGCTGGGCCGGGAAACGCTTCTGGCTTCTGCCTTGGCAGGAGCAGATCATCCGGGATGTGTTCGGAGTCGTGGATGCCCACGGGAACCGGCAGTTCCGTACTGCCTATGTGGAGATCCCGAAGAAGAACGGAAAGAGTGAGCTTGCTGCAGCGGTGGCCCTGTATCTTTTGTATGCGGATAACGAGCCCTCGGCGGAAGTGTACGGCGCTGCAGCAGACAGGCAGCAGGCCAGCATCGTCTTTGATGTAGCCCGGCAGATGGTGGATATGACACCGGCGCTGGTGAAGCGCTCGAAGATCATGGCCGCCGGAAAGCGCATTGTCAATTACAGCAACGGCGGGTACTATCAGGTGCTGTCGGCGGAGGTCGGAACCAAGCACGGACTCAATGTCTCGGGCCTGGTATTTGACGAGCTGCATTCGCAGCCAAACCGGCAATTATACGATGTACTCACAAAAGGCTCCGGCGATGCGAGGGAACAGCCGCTGTATTTCCTGATCACGACTGCCGGAACCGATCGGGAATCGATCTGCTATGAGGTGCACATGAAGGCGCTGGATCTCTTAAAGGGAACCAAGATCGATCCGTCTTTCTATCCGGTGGTGTACGGCCTTGCCGATGATCAGGACTGGAACGATGAAGCGAACTGGTATCAGGCAAATCCATCACTCGAATACACGATCAAGATCGACCGTGTCCGGGACGCCTATAAGGATGCGCTGGAGAATCCGGCAGAGGAGAACGTGTTCCGCCAGCTCCGTCTTGACCAGTGGGTCGGAAGTACGGTGGCATGGATACCGGAGCATGTGTATGACAAGGGCGATATCCCGATTGATTTTGAAAAACTGAAAGGCCGTGACTGTTATGCGGGACTGGATCTATCCAGCACCTCAGACATCACGGCTTTTGTGATGGTGTTCCCGCCGGAGGTGGAGGGGGAAAACTACATTGTCCTTCCGCACTTCTGGCTCCCGAGGGAAACCCTGCAACTTCGCGTCCGGCGAGACCATGTGCCCTATGACGTGTGGGAGAAGCAGGGGCTGTTTCATATTACGGAAGGGAATGTGGTCGATTATAACTTTGTCCGGAAGACGATTAATGAGCTGGGCACGGAGTATCACATCTGTGAGATTGGCGTTGACCGCTGGAATGCGACACAGCTGATCACGGATCTCGATGGCGACGGCTTTGTGATGGTGCCGATCGGGATGGGCTTTAAGGATATGAGCCCGGGGATGAAAGAGCTGTATAAGCTGCTTCTCGAAGGAAAGATCACCCACGGTGGCAATCCGATCCTTCGGTGGATGGCCGGAAATGTCGTCGCCGAGATTGACGCGGCGGAGAACATCAAACCCAGCAAGAAGAAAGCGACTGAGAAGATCGACGGGATTGTGGCGCTGATCATGGGGCTCGACCGGTGCATCCGGCATGAGATGACCGGCAGTGTGTATGACGATCCGGATCATGGCCTGCTGGTCTTCTAAAGGAGACGCGATGATCACAATGATGATGCTTGGCCTTCTGGTAATCCGGGAGGCATTTTTGATTATGGAGGAGATGTACTGATGGGATTTTTAAGCTGGCTGGGTATCAGCCCAAGGGATGCTCCGGCGCTCCCCTAGATTACCGATAACGTCCGGGACTCCGGACAGACTTTCGTCTTCGGAAGGGCCGACTCCGGGGAGCGGGTCGATGAGAAAAGTGCGATGCAGATCGCAACCGTGTATGCCTGCGTGAGACTGCTTGCAGAATCAGTGGCGGGCTTGCCGCTGCATCTCTACCGTTTTACGGATGATGCGGAGAACGGGAAGGAGAAGGCAAAAGACCATCCGCTTTACCGCCTTCTGTATATCCTTCCGAATCCGGAGATGACTTCGTTTTCCTTCCGGGAGGTGATGATGACGCACCTGCTCCTGTGGGGGAACTGCTACGCACAGATCATCCGGGATGGGAAGAACGGCATCTTAGGGCTCTATCCGCTGCTTCCTGAAAACGTGGAAGTCGACCGGGATGAAAAAGGGGAGATTTACTATATCTATCACGCTTATACGGATGAGACGCCGGGGGAGACAAATAAGGATATCTTTTTCCGGAAGGATGAGATCTTCCATGTACCGGGGCTCGGCTTTAACGGCCTCGTCGGTTTCTCGCCGATCGCGATGATGAAAAATGCACTCGGCACCACACTGGCTGTGGAGAAATACGGCTCGGCCTTTTTCCGAAACGGCGCACAGCCGAGCGGTGTACTCGAGCATCCCGGGGTACTCAAAAATCCGGAGAAGATCCGGGAGAACTGGTCGGATGTCTACGGCGGTGCCAACAACGCGCATAAGGTTGCTGTGCTCGAAGAGGGGATGCAGTACAAAGCAATCAGCCTGCCGCCGGAGGATTCTCAGTTCCTATCCACGCGCCAATTTGGCGTCAACGAGATCTGCCGGATCTTCCGGGTGCCGCCGCACATGGTACAGGATCTGGAGCATGCGACCTTCAGCAACATCGAGCACCAGAGCATCGACTTTGTCATGCACACTCTGATGCCGTGGCTCGTGCGGTTTGAGCAGGCGATCATCAAAGACCTGCTGCTTCCGGAGGAACAGGAGCAGTACTTCCCGAAGTTCAACGTGGACGGCCTTCTTCGCGGTGACTACCAGAGCCGCATGCAGGGGTATGCGACCGGCATCAGTAACGGCTTCCTTTCTCCCAATGATATCCATCGTCTCGAAAACATGGATCTCATTCCGGCAGAAAAGGGCGGCGATGACTATTACTTAAACGGCGGATACGTGAAACTGCAGGATGCCGGAAAGCAGGTGACACAGCCTGTCAGTACACCGGCACAGGAGAAGAAGGCAGAGCCTGACAAAGAGGGAGAAGAACAGCAGCCGGAAGAAAAACCGGAGAACAGAAAGAGAGGTAGAAAACAGTGAAGAAGTTTTGGAACTGGATTCACGATGACAGCGGAGGCCGGGTGCTCCGCCTCGAAGGGCCGATCGACTCGGAATCCTTCTGGGGCGATGAGATCACACCGGCCATGTTCCGCGAGGAGCTGGAGGCAGAAGAGGGAGATGTGACGGTCTGGATCAATTCCCCGGGCGGGAACGTGTTTGCTGCGGCAGAGATCTATACCATGCTGAAGGATTACAAATCCGCTGTCACGGTGAAGATTGCGAGTATTGCGGCATCGGCAGCTTCCGTCATCGCGATGGCGGGGGATAAGGTACAGATGAGCCCGACGGCCCTTCTCATGATCCACGATCCCTCCACGATTGCCATGGGGAACGCGAAAGCGATGGAGCAGGCGATCACCACCTTAAATGAGGTGAAGGAGTCGATCATCAATGCCTATGCGGCGAAGACGGGCCTGCGTCATAACCGGATCGCGGATCTCATGAGCAACGAGACATGGATGAACGCGAAGAAGGCGGTGGAGCTTGGCTTTGCCGATGAAGTCCTCTATGAGGATAAGAAACAGGATAAGAAACCGGAACCGGATAAAGAGCCTGATGAAGACGATCCGAAAGAGCCGGAAAAGGAGAAGAAGGCAGCGCCGACACTGGAGGCCCTCATGTACCAGGGCCGGGTGACGGATCAGGCGGTGCTCAATTCCATCTGCGGCACCGGGGAGGAAGAAAAGCCGAAACCGCGTGCCGAGCCTGATGTCCCCCAGATCGGGATGGACGGCAAAACGAAAGACGGGGCCATGCCCTATGAGATTTTAAGAAACCAGCTGGATTTCCTGAAATGAGGAGTCCGGCTTTTTTCATGCATTCATATGAAAGGACAGGTAATGACCATGAGTAAAATTTTGGAACTCAGGAATAAGAGAAACACCCTGTGGGAACAGACGAAGGCATTTCTGGAAGAGAACAGGGATGCAAACGGCCTCGTGAAAGCGGATGCCGTGGAGCAGTATAACCGGATGGCTGCCGATGTGAAGGCGCTCGGTGATGAGATCACCCGCCTTGAGGAGCAGGCGGAGATGGATGCGAAACTCGCAGCTCCGACCTCCACGCCGGTGCATTCCGACCCGAAGGATGGCAAGAAGAAAAATGTCCGTCCGACGGCAACGGCGGAGTACAGCGAAGCCTTCTGGAACATGCTGCGCGGACGCATTTCCAATGAGGCGCTGGAGGGACTTTCCATCGGCGAGGATGAGAAGGGCGGCTATACCGTACCGGATGAGTTTGAGAGAAAGCTCGTCGAGGCGCTGGAGGAGAACAACATCTTCCGTGGCCTTGCGACGGTAATCCGCACCACGTCCGGTACCCGTAAGATCCCGATCGCGGAGGACAGCGGAGAAGCCAGCTGGATCGATGAGGGCGAGGAGATCCCGGAGGCAGATGCGACCTTCGGTCAGACGACCCTTGCCGCCTACAAGATGGGCACCATGATCAAGATCAGCAACGAGCTGCTGCATGATTCCGCCTTTGACCTTGCCTCCTATATCGCACGCCGCTTTGGCGTCCGTATGGGAAATGCGGAGGAGAAGGCATTCATTACCGGTGATGGACAGGGCAAGCCTCTGGGACTCCTGGCAGAAACCGGCGGTGTTCCGGTCGGCGTCACTGCCGCATCTGAGACCGCTGTTACCTTCGACGAGATCTTTGATCTTTACTACGCGCTCAAGAGCCCGTACCGGAAGAAGGCGAAGTTCCTCTGCAATGAGGCACTGCTTCTGCAGCTCATGAAGATCAAGGACAAGAACGACAACTATATCTGGAAACCGTCCCTCGAAGTCGGCAAGCCGGATACAGTGCTGTCCCGTCCGATCATCACGAGCTCCTATATGCCTGCGATCACGAAGGGCGAGAAGGCGCTGCTCTTTGGTGACTTCA